AATCACGAGCACGAGCAATGCCAACCGGAGTCATGCCTCTCTGAGATGGTGATTTAGTCGCTCTGACAGCAAGTGCACGTTTTGCTGCACGTTGTGCACCTTTTGGCGGCACAAAATCAATGTGTGAATACTTTTCAGGTATAGCAAATTTAACCTTGATCTTTTTAGCCATTGCGTTTTGTCCTCATCAGTTTTTCAGCAAATGCAGACAGACCACCGCCATTCGTGCGATCAAGTGCAGATCGTGATGCTTCCTCTGGCAGTTCACCGGCACCAAGTCTCTCACGAATAGCTCTCTCTAACTCATCATCTGGTGTGAGTATCCCGGCTTGCACAAGTTGTGGTAACATACCCATGCTCTCAGCAAGATCATCAGTGTCTAAGCCGGTATGTGCTAGCTTTGGCAATTTTGATGGATCAACACAGCCATAGTTCCAACGAATTAATCTGCCGATTGTGCCGCCACCTCTACGATCCGGGCCACTAATTTGAGCAGCTACAATATCACAGAGATTAATTGCTGCACGTCTAAACACTGACAGATGAATCTCACCAACTGATCGTGCACCTGTCTCAGTATTACCAAGATCTGCAAACTGAGTGAGAAAAGCAGACGCAATTTGACTATCACACTTAGTGATGATGTCTAACGGCCCACTTGCATACAAGTTTGGTGTCTCTGCATAGCTTTCAAATTTAACTACTGATGTCTCAACTAAATAACTCTGCTCAGTAGATAAAAACGCTTGTGCTTGTGCTTCTGCATCATCAATCATTGCATTCACATCGGCATCTGTCAGCCCCATGTTTTCAGCTTGTGATCTATCAATAATAACTTTGGGTGTTGGCACAGCCCAACGATCTAAACCGATGCACATCAGATTGCTTGCACGTTGTTTAGTGCGCCACCACCACCACACAGGCCGAAGCATCCCAACGCCTTCAAAGTTGCTGCCGGTTCTATTGAGTGTGAGCAGTAACAGTTTGTTTGCCGGTATTGGCTCTGGTGTGTATGTCGTGCCAACAACATTCTGCAACACGCCATCAAGATGCTGATTATCTCTGCTTAACCATCGGTTATGCGCACTTGGTTCTCTGTCTGCATATTGATCTAGCCACACTTTAACTTTGCCATCTGCATCCGGCCCAACTTTATACAACTCTTCTGCATAGCGATATCCGAGAGGAATAAACTCTAGTAGATAGCTAAGTTGATCTTCAAAGCTAATTGACATTTGCCCTGAGTAACCATCAAAACCGAAGCACTCATTTGCAAAACGTGCCAACTCTTCCGCAACAGGATCATTCTCAATGCCCGGTTCAAATCGCCAACTTGCACTGAGCAATGTCTGTCTGAGCATGTGCCAAGATCGTCTGACAATCGGATCAGTACGTAACATCTCTTCTGCTTCTTGCACCCAATTTAAGCCGGTGAGTTTGGCATTCTGTTCTTTGCCACTGATTGCACCACCGTTTAATTGTGTGCCGGTGATGCCCTTGGTGACAAATCGAGGAGTATTGGCCCTCATGTGTTTAGGATTTCGCTCTAATTTACTCATAGCTATCCTTTGGAAGATGCAAGCAATGTTTAACAGTATATGCACAATTTTGCTATTAAGCAATATTTGTTATTCATTGCTTATCTTGCTAATACATGATAGATATTTCGAGTCATGTTGGGCGAGTGAAGCAATGCACAGAGTTTATCACTTTTCTTTGTGCATTGCTTTGCTTTTCTATTGAACACTCTGAGTGATTGCTGTACTGTACTCATTACTTAATTAATTCTTTCTACTGATTTAAAAACCAAGTTTGCCGACCGTAGTTTTAAATCAGTGGTGCTGAAAAAGATCATGTATTAACGTGCATGGTCTTTTTTTTTGCTCTTTGCTTTTCTATTGAACACTCTGAGTGATTGTTGTATTCTGTCTCTGAATTGTAAGGTGAGTAAATCAGCCTTGTCTGGCAAAACACTCGGCAAGGCTGATCTACTTCTCTATCCATTTCTCAACGTCAGGATGTAACTCAACATCATCATCTTTTTTGCGTGTCGGTGCTCTAATCACACTAAGTTTTTCAATGATTGCATTCTGTAAATCAAGCAGATGATCGTGTTTAATCTGCATTTGAATTTGTGCATCTCTGAGTCGTGCAATCAGTGCTTCTCTGTCTGCATTTGCACTCGCAAGTTTATCTTTTAACTCTTCAACCTCTGCCGGATCACGACCGCTTGCGATTGCCATCATTGAGCTAATACTGCCAGTTAATACACCAAGTATACCAACCAACACATCTCTATTTTCATCTACTATCTTTACGTAACTAAGAAACAAAATCAGACATACAACAATAATTAAAAATGTAACTGAGAACCACCAACCACGCTTGGCTTTTGCATCTTCGGTCGGTTGTTCAGATTTCGGTTTGTTCATAATATCGCTCTCAATATCATCATCACATACACTGCTATATAGTCTATCCAATAGAAATAGTCATCTAAGCCGCTCATGAGTCGTGCATGCTTTGATGTGATAACAGGCCAAACCGTATAGCAACAATAACAGACATTGAAAATAGCATTGCGAGTGAGAAACCACCACAGCCATTCTCTGAGCTTTCTATCTCTTGCTCTCGACTTGATCTTTTTTGGCCCGGCAATCTTCTTGACTTTGTCACTGCCTTTTGGTGGCTGCAAACTTTCAATTGTGTTGCCGACTGTATAGATGATCTGTGTATCTCGTACTCCTTTGAATCGGTATTCACCGGCAAGTGCATAACGTGTGCCTTTGGGTGTGAATGAATTGGTGCGATGCTTAACTGCTTTCATTGCTTGTGCTGTGAGCAGCACTTGACCGGCACCGCACAAGCTCATTGCTCGTGCTGCTATGTTTTTGCTCAGACCTTCCAACTCAATTGCTTTAGCACCGCTCATCGTCATCAGTTCATCCTGTTTAACTTCAACTATCTTGCCGAAGTGAATGCCAATTCTAGCACCGATCTTTGTTTTTGGTGGCACACTGTGCTGATAGTGCAGAGCAAAATTGACTGCATCAATTGGTCGCTCAAAGCTCAGCAAAAAACCGTCTGACCTATCTATCTCTCTGCCATCAAATTTATACACTAATGATCGTGCAAGCCTATCGTGATACTGCAACCATTTTGCACCACGCATTGCACCGACCTTTTGCACAAATGCAGTTGAGCCAATTAAATCGAGTAACACTATGGCTAGATAACGCTCTGTGAACTCCATTTATCAACTCCGGTTTAAAATGATTGAACTGATCCGCCACCTATTCGCACCTTGCGTCTGTTATTATTACCACTATTCACACCGCTTTTTCTAGCTGTGTATTGTCTGCGATCAACTGCAGTATCATGCCAATTGAACATGATGCAGTCATAGCGTAGTGCATCGAGCGGATCCTCTCTGCCATCTTTTTTCGGTTGTTCGTTTTTATCCCAGCTATAGCTAAGCAGTGCTTTTCTAATGCTGTTACCTCTGGCTTTCTCGCCACGTTCCCAAACTTGTTTGGTGATGAGATACTTTTTGCTGCTGAATGCTCGTTTTAGTCTCTGAATACCATTCAGAATGTCAACTCTAATTGGGTCAGATGTATTGCGAAGGTGCATGCCGATGCCGCCTGAGTTGATGTCTGCTCTCATTGCTCTAAATGCACTTGCACCGGTTTGATCGTTTCTTGCTTTGCCGGCCTTGTCTGCTACACCATCATCAAGCCAAATTCTTGCAGATGGTGCTTGTGCTTGTAGTGATCTAGGCCACGCAATAGATAGAATGAGTTGAGCAAGTTGTTGTGTCGTGACTTCTGCCGGATTGATCTCATGACAAATGACTGTTGCCTCTAACTCTTCATCGTAGCACATGATGAGCACAGACGGTTTTCTAAATCCCCAGTCGATGGCTATTCTACCGAGCATACTTGGCTTGTATTGCCAATTGTCTATGACGTGACTTTCAGTAAACTCATTATAAACAAGCCCGGTTGGCGGTGCCGGCTTATTCATCACCATTGCCTCTCGCTCTGCTTGTGGTAGTAGTTTAGTTGCCTCAAACCACGCATCAGATAAATTTGCTTCGTTCACATAGCTAGTGAACAATAGCGGATCATAGCCGGCTTGCTCTGCCATTGAGCACCACCACGCATCTGCAACCGGTAGACCAACCAAGATCATGATCGGTGATGGCCCCGCTCTCAATCGACCAAGTGCTTTGTGTGCAACCTCTGCTGTGAGAGTTTGACATTCATCTATTAAGCAGACACCGCTTGTGATATTCAAGCCTTCCAATGGATTGTGCGTAGCTTCACGAGTGCCCGGTCTAAAGTACGATCTGCACCAAACTGTTGATCCTGTGTGCGTATCGGTCCACAGTCGCAAGGTGTGATTGTATGTCCATCCTAAAGGCTCAAGCCATTTGCTGATCTCTGGCATTAAAACAGAGTTATACCTTGGTGCAGTATCAGTGATGAGCAATGATGAACAGCCACGTCGCCACTTGCTGACCATTAGCAGAGAAAAAACAAGTGCAGATGTTTTGCCGCTACCCCAACCACACCGAGCAGAGATCACCTCATCTTGTCGCATGATACGAGCAATGATGGCTTGCTGTAGATCATTGAGTTGCAAATTCATATCTGTTACTATTCAGTTTCATCTAGTAGTTGCTTGTTAGATGCCGGAGGCGTGGTCTGATCCTCCACGTCTCCACTTATTAACAGTGCTTGAGCTTGTGCAATCATGCCAACAACTACATCTGTGCCATCTGATTTACTGTTGACACTAACCTCTACATCACGCTTTGCAGCAAAGTCACCGGGCCATCTTCGCTCAAGCATCCAAGCAGCCGCTCTCCAATCGGTAAACGCTGCACTCGTGACTGCTTTAATCAACACAGCTTGTGAGACATCAATTGCCGCTTGCACATCAAGTGCTAACTCTTCATCCTCCTCACACCATCGGTGCAAAGTCATGCGAGTAATGCCGGCCTGACTGCATGCAACTTCTTTAGTCAGACCTTCTCGCAAGTTTGCTAGTATCAGCTCTATTGTCTTTGGTTTCTTCTTGCTTGGCATGCTCATAATGTTCTCTCAATGCAGATAATAAAGTTGCTTCA